GAAGAGAAGAGATGGGCTAAGAAAACTAGAAAGAAAATTAAGACAAAGAATGTTGTCATGGTTGTTCTGTCTGGTTCTTCTGTCCATAAAGTATATCCTTGGATAGATAATGTTATTGCTACTATCCTTTTAAAAAGAAAGGATGTTAGCATAATTACAATGGGTGATGAACTTTGTCAACTTCTTGAAGTTGGCTGGGAGAAAGAACCTAGAGTGATAACTAAATCTGGTGAATGGTCTATTACAAAAACGCTTTCGTTTCTTCCTCATTGTGATGTAATTGTAGGGCCAGAGACTGGTTTATTAAATGCCGCTAGTACAATGAAAAATCACAAGTGTGTTTTTCTTTCTCATTCATCTAAAGAGAATTTAACAAAGCATTGGAAAAATACAACATCTATGGAACCAGAGGATTGCCCTTGCTTTCCGTGTCATAAGTTACATTTTGGATTTCACACTTGTAATAGGGATAAGGAAACAGGCGCTGCATTATGTGCCGCTAATATAAAACATTCTAAAGTAGCGCAAGATATATTAAGGAATCTTAAATGAGTACATATATAGAACTTTGTCAAGATATGGCTAGGGAAGTAGGAATACCCGGTACAGGTCCGTCTACTGTTACACCAACAGCAGAAGAAGAGAAAGATATAGTTCGATATATTAAAGATGCTAACACAGATATATGTAGTATGTGGTTCAACTGGGATTTTTTATGGTCAGAGCATTCTACAACTACTGTTGCTTCAACGTCAACGATAACTTCTCCATCTGATTTAGCTCAATGGAATATAGACTCTGTTGTGTATGATCCAACGGCTGCAAATTGGCAACCACTCATATATGTAGGATGGAGAGAGTATAGAGAAGATTACAAATATGGAACTATAGATACTGGAACTCCAGAATTCTTTTCAGTTAAGCCCAATAATGTAATTGATTTATATCCTACTCCTAATGCAGCAACAACACTCACTGCTGAATATTGGGCAACACCAACTGTATTAAGTGCTTCTACGGACACTCCTGTAATACCTACAAGATTCCAAAGAATTATTATATGTAGGGCTAAAATTTATTACGCAGAACAGAACGATGCCACAGAAGTTATGGGTTCATCTCTTTCTGAATTTCAAGATTTGCTTGGAAAATTAGAAGCCGACCAACTTCCATCGCAGAGAGATAGAAGGTTCTCAGTTGTTCAGAATCTTGAAAACTACACGGTAGTTCCAGAATGAGTTTGTTTAATACTGGGGCTAGAAGCACCACTAATACTAAATATTTTCCATTTGCAGGTGGATTAAATATTATTGACCCGGTTCTTTCCCTACAGCCGGGAGAGTGTATAGCGGCAAATAATTTTGAAGTTGACATTAGAGGAAGATATCATAGGCTAGATGGCTATGAACGTGATGATGGAACTGGTCTTCCCTCTGCCATAACATATTATAGAATTCCCTATACTATTGGCTCTGCTAAAGATTCTGTTTTTGACAGCGCTTATAGCATATCATTTGATCTTCAGATACCACGTGTTGGGAGTACGATAAAGGGAGAGACTAGTGAGGCTATAGGACAGGTTCTAGTTGTAACTGTAGAAGAGATAGTTACTGACGCTGGGGCATTTATAGACAATGACGCAGAAGGATATATTTACTTTACTGTTACAAGTGGAACGCTTGAGGACGGAGAGACTATATTTTTTCTAAATACAGATAGCGCATTTGGCGCTGGATTCAATGTGGAGTATGGATAATGGGAACACCAACAGCCTTAAGAAAAACTAGGGCAGTTTTAACAGGTACTAGTTTTGCTAACAATACTACTGGTGCTATCACTGCTCAGATGGTTAGGCAATTTGTAGAAACCGGGATGGGTGGATATGGAACTATATATTCACCAGCGGGAACTCCGGCAAGTCAGGCGGTAGCATCAACAGCAACAGCAACTATAGATTGGAATGCTGATTCAGTAGGTGCTAATGGCCCTGATGATACAGGAACTGTATCTGCAACAACTGTAGGAACCGATGCTGATTTTGCAAATGACAGGATTAGGATATACGATAAAGGATTCTTCATGGTTAATCTGGGTGTAAGTTTTGCTCAGACCGGAACGGATACTGTAATATGGACATTCAGAATTGCAACCCAAGATACTGGTGGTACTGTTGTATATCCGGGTTTTGATTGTGCGGTTCAAAGAGTAGCGGCAACTTTAGATAACATGGTATCTGCTTCTGGAATAATTGATACTACTGGTCACACTACTTATACGGATGTTCTTGCTCAAGTTAAGAATGGACATGCATCTAATTCTGAGAATTTCCAAATGCATTATGGTCAGTTATCGGTCTTTCGGGTTGGATAATGGGGCTTTATGCTACGTGTCTATCTAATGGTCCTCCTGTATTAAGGGATGCAACCGCCGACTCTACACTAGTTACGGAGTTACAGGAAAGGATAGAAGAGAAAAGGGAGACTATTACTGTTGTTCCCGGTGAGGGAAATGTTCTAGGTGTATGGGGATACAACGGTGACGTATATGCTTTCAGAAATAAAACTGGTGGAGCCTCCGCTGGTATGTACCAGTCAACCTCTACTGGTTGGTCAGAAGTAGATTTAGGAACTGCCCTTAACTTTGACTCAACAACAGCAAATGGTGAAATGGTTGTTGGTGCTGTTCTAACTGGTGCAGGTGGAGCAACTGGAACCATAGCAGGTGTCTCCTATTATGGAAACTGGGATACAGGGGCTGAAGGAACTGTTGTTCTAACAGGTATAATTGGGACTTTCGTTGACGATGAGAACTTAAGTTCTCCTACACTATCATTTGATGGCGGCAGTGTAGAGATATTAGAGGGTGACACCATCACAGGAGCAACCTCTGGTGAGACTGCAATAGTTAAAAAGATTCAGATTGCATCCGGTGCATGGTCAACAGATAACGCGGCTGGAGTATTATCGGTTACCAGTAATACAGGAACGTGGACAGATGGAGAAGAGATTCATGTTATGGGAGCAGACAGGGCAGATGTTAACGGCTCTGGTCAACCATCTTCTAAGACAATAGCAAAGGCTAACGGTACTCAATACGCTCAGACCTTGCAACCAAGTGGCTCTTATGATTTTGTAAATTTCAATTTCAAAGGTACTGAAGGTGTTGAAAAGATGTACGGCGCTAACACTGTAGATAATGCATTTGAGTATGACGGTACCACTTTTATAAAAATACGCACTGGAATGGATGTTGATACACCAAAGTACGTAGAGGTTTATAATAATCATTTGTTTCTTACATTCCCCAAAGGCTCTATACAAAACTCAAGCATACAGTTACCTACCATTTTCAGCACTACATCTGGCGCTGCTGAAATTGTTGTTGGTGATGAAATAACAGGACTATCTGTAGAATCTAAAGATGCTCTAGCAGTATTTGGAAGAAACAATACTTATGTTTTGTATGGAACTTCTTCTGATGATTGGAATCTAACAACATTTTATAGTGGTTCAGGTGCTGTAGATAAAACAGTACAAAAAATACATAACACTATATTCTTAGATGATAGAGGAATCACATCTATAAAATCTTCTTTGAATTTTGGAGACTTCAAGCAGTCTGTTGTATCAATAAAAGTAGACCCTCTCGTACAGAAATATAAAGATAAGATTATCACCTCATTGAGAGTGAGGGATAAAAACCAGTACAGACTTTATTTTAATGACAAGACTGGAATAGCAATGACGTTTATAAACGGAAAGAATGAAGGGATACTTCCTTTTACTCTGTCTGATCAAATAATTTGTTCTTGCTCTACAGAAGATTCTAATGGAGATGAGGTTCTATACGGAGGATTTGATGACGGCTACGTTAGAAAGATTGATTCTGGCACATCCTTTGATGGAGCTACGGTAGCATCTTTTGTTAGATTAGCTTATTCCCATTATGGGACTCCACAACTTAAGAAAAGATTTAGAGAAATTTTGCTAGAGTTATCTGCTGATACTAGTACAACATTAAACATATATCCAGATTTTAAT